ACACAGAGCATTAGCATTGAAATATGGAGTTTCAGAGGGAAGAATTGGACAAATAAGAAGGGGTGCAAAAAAAGTTAAATAATATCATCAAAACTGGTTATGAAAAAAACGACACAAAGGCAATTATTGTTTTATCTCTTGTATAAAGAGTTTAAAAAGCATGCAGACAAAACACAAGTGCCATTCATACCACTTTGGAAATTCATGGGAGATCATCACATTGATGAGTTGAAAGAATGGACATTTATGTCTTATGAAGTCAGCACAACAATGTCAAAGTTGAAAGCAGATAATCCAGGTATATTTGAAGAAAAAGATTGGCAAAATAAAAATGGTAGTGTTTCAATCGCATACAGGATCAGTCCAAAAATTACAAAACAAATGTTGAAATCGCAAGATTTAATTCAATTTTATGCAAGAATACAAAAGAAGTGATTTGATTAAATTGTTAGAACACAGACTTGAATATGAACAGGTTGTGTTGAAAGAGGTGTCACAAAATACACCAGAATATAACCAAAGAATACATTGGATTGATGGCATAAAATATGCGATTGATATTGTAAAAGATCCAGAAAATTATGGAATCAGCGAAATTGAATAAAAAAGAGATTTCAAAGATATTGCAAAAATATTTTGGGTATTGGCCAACATCATCAGAAATTATCTTTTATGAGATCAAAAACTATCCAAAAAAAGAAAAAGAATTTGATCAAAATGATGCTTATGAAGTAGCAAAAGAACATAGCAGACAATTTCCAGAGTTTGAAAGGCCACGATTCAAAATAAAAACAGCAAAAAAACAATACATTAAAAAGCCAAAAGTTAAATATATATCACCAATTCAATCAATAAAACTCATTTCTTTTTCAGAAGAAGAAATTGCAGAAGTTGAAAAAGTTGAAAAGGATCATGTGAGAAATCAGCTTTTAGGGATTCTTGAATGGCACAGAGTGAGAAAAGTGCCAGTTGCAGATGAAATTAAACAATTATTTAACAAATATGGAATTAGGGAAGAAATGGAATGTGAAATGTCCATATTGCAAAAAGACTTGTGATTTGCGCAAAAATAGTCAAGGTATAATATATATATGTGATGGTTGTGATGCATCTGTTGGAACTCATCAAAAACTTGATGAAAATAGTTATAGAAAGCCATTTGGAACACCAGCAGACAAGCAATTGCGAGAATTGCGGATCGCCACACATATTTATTTTGATGCAATATGGAAAAACAAAATCGCAACAAGAGATTCTTTATACAAGAAACTCGCAAAAGAGATGGGAATTTCAAACAACAGATGCCATATAGGCAAATTCAACAAAAAGCAATGTTTAAAAGCATCACAAAAGATTTTAAATTGGCCAGAGTTGCAGAAATTGTCCTCGCAATATTCATCACACTGATGATCATTGGTTTTGTAGTCAGTGAAGATTACACAAAAGAGTGTGAATATTACAAAGACAAAACAGCATTTCCAGCTCGTTGCATAAAATACTTTTCACAGTAGATATCCACATAAAAAGCACAAATACCTCTTGTGCTTTTTATGTTTATGAAATATAATATAGGTATATATTATTTTATCAACAAAATTATGCATGATGAAGATGAATTTGATCCAGTAGATAGGAATTACTATAAAAGGGAATACTTATCAAAAGCGGAAGCCAAAAAACAAAAAGAACGTGCCAAATGCAAACATAATACATATTGGACACGATGCTCACTTTGCGGCGAAACGCTTGCATCGGATTTCCACATCAGACATCATGCAAAAGAAAATAATTTATTTACAAACGATGAAGATATAATACAAAATTATGATAACAATCAATGATATTAAAGTTTATGATAGGAATGCAAAGGCACACACACCAGAGCAAATTGAATTATTAGCAAAATCAATTAAAAGATTTGGTTGGAGATCGTTTATTTTAGTTGATCAAGATGGTGTGATTGTTGCAGGACATGGAAGATGGCATGCATATCAGAATTACAAAAACAAAATGGATTTGCCAGAGGCATATATCATGGATGATAAAGGAAATATTATTGCAGGCGGTCCAGCAGATTGGGCATTATCAGTTGATAATGAAAAAGCATTTAGAATACTTGATAATGAGATTGCAGCGATGACTCAAACTGATCATAATTTAGCAAAAGAAGAATTGGCAGAAATTGAAGATCAAGAACTTGCAGAGATGTTGCCACCAGCATTGCAAGATATTAAAACAGAAACAATTGAAGATTTTGACAATAAAAACAAAGAAATTGATTCAAATGACATGCAAAGGCCATCAGTGATAAATTTTGCATACAATTACACAGAATATTTAAATATGTTGGATTTGATTCAAAATGCAACAGAAAAGCTTGGTTGTGATACCAAAGAAGAAATGTTGAAACAAGTTTTGCAACAATATGAATAAAATCAATTACAAATGGAATTTAAAAGATGGTTATCCAGCAAAAAATGGACTTTCAGTGCTTTCAACATTTGCATGTGGAGGTGGTAGCACAATGGGGTATAAACTCGCTGGATTTGAGGTTATAGGTGCAAATGATATTGATCCACAGATGGCAGAAGTCTATAAAATCAATCATAATCCAAAACACTATTTTTTAATGCCAATTGGTGATTTGGTAAAAAAGGCAGAAAATAAAGAATTGCCAGATGAATTTTATAATTTAGATATATTAGATGGATCACCACCATGCAGCACATTTTCATCAACAGGTTTGAGAGAAAAAGCATGGAAAAAAGAAAAGCAATTTAGAGAGGGTCAGGCAAAACAAAAATTGTCAGATCTATTCTTTGATTACATTGATTTGGTTGGTGCATTAAAGCCAAAAGTATTTGTTGCAGAGAATGTGAAAGGAATGCTTGCAGGCAATGCCACAGCATACACAAGGACAATCATGGATGAATTAACAGCACTTGGTTATAATGTCCAGTTGTTTTTATTAAATGGTGCAACAATGGGATTGCCACAGAAAAGGGAAAGAGTATTTTTCATTGGATCAAGAAAAGATTTGAACATGCCAAAATTAAAACTTTCATTCAATGAAAAGCCAATATTATTTGCAGAAGTTTCAGACAATACAGACAGAGAGCAGAAAATCACAGAAACATATTCAAAGTATTGGGATGAAGCAAAGCCAGGTGGTCCAGTTGGAAAGTTTCAAACAACAAAGAAAATGCATTTAGGCAGGGTTGCAAATACAATTCCAGCAGGTGGTCAAACATTTCATCCAGTGTATAAAAGGGGTTTGAATGATAAAGAATTGGCACTGATTGGATCATACCCACTTGATTATAATTACAATGGAGTGGGTGCAAGATATTTAATTGGCATGAGTGTGCCACCTTTAATGGCAGCAAAAATTGCAGAACAGATCAAAAAACAGCTATTTATGATCAATTAAATGCATAAAATAGCAAAAAAGGTGCAAAAATGATATAAATATACCGAAACACATAATGGTATATAATAAATATATGGCAAGAGGTAAAAAAAGAAACAAAAAGAAAACATTAGAGATATTAAAGCCTTATTTTCAAAGGGGGTGCAGTGTTAAACGTGCATGTGCATATGCAGGAATTCCACAGCAAACTGTTGATACATGGATAAATAAAGATGAGGAACTTCGGTTGCAGGTGACAGCTTGGCAGAATACAGTGAATATCACAGCAAGAGAAGTTGTTGCACAAGAGATATTAACAAAGAAAGATCCAGCAATGGCGCAATGGTGGTTGGTAAAGACAGAAGAAGAAATGCGAGATACGAAAGTCAATATAAACACATTAACAACAGTTGAAGAATTTGCGAGAAGATTTGATATTGAAGAAGATCAACAAAAGCATGATAAAAGAAAAGATTAAAATCACACCATCAGTCTTTATTGAGAAATCATTTAAAATCCTTGATAAAAGATCAAAGGAGGTGAATTTTGTCTTGAATCGTGCTCAAAGATATTATGAAAGTAAAAGGAAAAAAAGAAACATCATTTTAAAAGCCAGACAACAAGGGATGTCAAAATATATATTGGCAAGAAGAATGCCATATTTTTTAACAAAGCCAGTAAATTGCCTTTTACTTTCAAATGAAAGAGATGCAACACAAAGAATGATGAAGTCAGCAAAGTTGTTTTTGGAAAAGATGGATGTCACAATTGATTTTGAAAATGATGAAGCATCAATGATCCGCACAAAGTTGCCATCATCTTATTTCATAGGAACAGCAGGGCAAACAATTGTTGGTCGTGGAGATACTTTGCATTTTGCACACTTATCAGAAGCAGCATTTTATAAAGATTTGAAAAATGTTTTGAATGCGGTTGTTGAAGCATGTGAATTTGGTGATATTGATATTGAATCAACACCAAATGGCCACAATGATTTCAAAGAGTTATACAAAAAAGCAAAGGCAGGTGAATCATCTTTTAATGCAATATTTATTCCATGGTATATGTCAGATGAATATTCAATTGAGTTTTTAATAAAAGAAGAAGTTTCAGAGATGACACCATACATGCAAAAACTTTATTTCATGAGTGATGAAGATGTTTTGCAGTCACTCACAGATGAAGAAAAAAAGCTTATTGAAGCAGCAAAAAATGAATATGATGTTGTTTTAACACCTGGAATGATCAAATGGCGCAGATATAAGATTGAAGATAAAGGCGAGATGTTTTTTCAAGAATATCCAGAAGATGATGAATCATGCTTTTTGCGATCAGATCGTGGTGTGTTTATTTCAGTTGAACATGACGAAAATGCAAAAGCGCCACTTGATAATCTGAGATCATGGAAAGAAGTGCAAGATCTACATTTTGAAGATGCAGAAGAAGAACTGATCAAATACAGGCAAAAGAAACTATATGCAGGACTGGATCCAGCAAAAGGCACACCAGATGGAGATTGGCATGTATTCAGTGTTTATGATCCAACAAGGTATGTTGGCAAAGGTGCATTTGTTTTTGAATTAAGATCAAGAGATCCAATTGATATTTTTGCATTAAGAATCAAATCATTACTATCAGGTTATAATATAAGATTGGGAGTTGAGGGCAATGGTGTTGGTGTTGCCATGGTCAATAAATTAAATGAACTTGAAGTGATTTTTGATGAATGGATCACAACAGGCACAAATAGGCCAGTGATGATTTCAGATTTATCAGAATCATATAGAAAAAAAGAAATATTGGAGGGATATAAAGAAGCCAAAGAAGAAGCAATGGCAATGATCTATAATAAAGATCGGCCAGAGCATCCAACAAATGGTCACGATGATAGGGTATTTTCAAGGGCAATTGCATTGCAAATGAGTAAAATGCCAGAATACAGAATCATCCACTTATAAAACAAAAAAAAGCAATGGTATAATATAAATATATGGATATAATCAAATCAATCAAATCAGTGTTTCAATCAAAAGAGAAAAGCATCTATTCATCAATGGATATTCAGCTTGCACAATTGTTTGCAGGTCGTGGCATTTCTCTTAAAAACAATTTTGATGCTTATTCAAAATCTTTGTATGTTTATGCGTGTGTTTCTAAAATAGCAGAAAAGATTTCAGGCATTGATGTTGAACTTTATCAAATCGCAAATCAAAAGGGTGACACAAAAGAAATCAATTCACATGCAGTGCTTGATCTTATTTACAAGCCAAACAATTCACAAACAAAGGCGGAGTTTATGGAATCACTTGTGATCAATATGCTTTTGGGGGGGGAAGCATTTATATTCAAAGTTAGAGAAAATGGCAAGATCACAGAATTGAGAAACATCAGGCCAGATAGAATTGAAATATTACAAGATACAGAGGGTGTGATCACTGGTTATAATTTCTTAAAAACACCAACACAAAAGATTAGAATTGAAACACAAGACATTGTGCATTTTAAATTTTTCAGTCCATATGATACATTGCGTGGATTTTCACCAATCACACCAGCAAAGCAAAGAATTGAAACAGAAGATCATGCAGTTGGAATGCAGAAAGATTTTTTTGAAAGAGATGGCCAGCCAAAAGCATTTATTAAATTGCCAGGCAAAGCATCAAAAGAACAGAAAGACATGTTGCGTGAAGAATTTGAAACAAGATTTTCTGGTAAAAACAGAGATTCAAATGTTGCGATTCTTGAAAGTGGCATGCAATATGAAAGAGCATCACTTGATCAAAAAGAAATGGATTATATTGAATCATTGAAATTCACAAGAGATGATATTTTAACAGCATTCAAAGTGCCAAAAGCAATTATTTCAGTCACAGACAATGTTAAATATGCAGAAAAAGAAGCAGCAATTTCAATATTCTTATCAGAAACAATCAATCCATTATTCAAAAGAATTGTTGAAAAGTTAAATGAAGAATTAGTTTATACAGATTTTGATCCACGTCTTTTTATTACTTATGAAGATCCAACACCAGAAAATAAAGAGAGCATTCATAAACTTTATGAGATAGGAATCAAAAATGGTTATTATCTTGTGAATGAAATCAGACAATGGGAGGGATTACAGCCAATCATGGGTGGATATACAAGATATTTGCCACAAAATATGGTTGCAGTTGGTGGATTGCCACAGCAAGAAAAAACAATGGGTGAAGAATTTGCAAAATTAAAAGCAGCAAAAGATGCACAAATCAATGTTAGAAACTTGCATGGAAAAGTTATTGCAAAAGAAATTTTTGTTGCATTGAATGAAATAAACAAAGAAATTCACAAAAATGTGATGCAAAAATTAAAAACATCAGAAGTATTTGAAAAGATTGCCATCCAAAAGCCAAAAATTGGGGCATACAGCGAACTTTCAAAGCTCACTGATGAAAATGAAAGGGACTCATATTACAAGGCGGTAAATGACATTTTAGACAAGAAATCAAATGAATATGGTGCAAAGGTAAAAACATATTTTGATGATCTTGGCACAAAAACAGTCAGAAACATAATTGCAAATGGATCAAAAGCATTTACAAAGGCAATATCAGCAGATGATTTGTTTAACAAAAACAAAGAGATCAAAGCATTTGCAGAAATATCATTGCCATTTGTTGAAAAGTTTGTGAAAGAAGCAAGTGAAGAAACTTTGCAAGCAATTGCACCACAAGAATCTTTTGTGGTCACAGATGATTTGCAAAAGAAGATTGATGAAAGAGTTGCAATGCTTTCAGAATCAGTTATTTCAACAACAATTGATCGCATCATGGTTGTTGTAGAAACAGGCACAAAGGCAGGTTTGGGTATAAATGCAATTGCAGATAATATTCAAGCATTATTTGTTGATATGTCTTTAACAAGAGCAGATTTGATTGCAAGAACAGAAACAACATTTGCAAACAATCTTGGACTTTTAACAAGTTATAAAAAATCAGGTGTTGTGACTCATAAAGAATGGATTGCAACAGTTGATAATCGCACAAGGCCAGCACACATTGCAATGAATGGTGAAGTTAAAAAAATTGATGAAGCATTTTCAAATGGATTATCAGCACCAGGTGAACCGAATTGCAGGTGTGTTATGGCACCAGCATTTAAAGAATAAAAAATAGTGTATGGTATAATAAAAATATGAAACAAAGAGAAATCACAAATAAAAATTTCAAGAAAGGCATCATTTTTACAAAAGGTGCAACATCACAGGAAGACTTGGCAAATTACATCATCAGAGGTGTATTTTCAACAGTTGATGAAGATCGCCATGGCGAAGTGGTAGATCAAAGAGGTTGGAATGTTAAAGAATATCTTTTGAATCCAGTCGTGCTTTTCAATCACGATCATTCAATTCCAGCAGTTGCAAAGATGATTGATTTATATGATGGTCCAAATGGTTTGGAGGGTGCAATGCAATTTGCAGCAGATGTTTCACCATTTGCAAAAGAATTGTTTGGATTATATGCAGGATCATTCATGAATGCATTTAGTTGTGGATTTCTCAATGATGTTTATGAGTATGATCAGCAAAATGATAAAATCATATTGCGCGAAAATACATTGCTTGAAGTTTCATGTGTAAATGTGCCAGCAAATGCTTATGCACTCGCAAAATCTATTGGTATGAATGTTGAAGCCATTGGCAAAGCGATTGAAAAAGGTTGTCCATGCGAAAATCAAGATGAATCACAAAAGGTCGGTGCAGAATCCACAGAAAAAGAATGTGGAGATGATTGTGATTGTGATGAGTGTGGTAAAATAGAATCAGTGAGTGAAGAAATAACAACAGATTCACCAGGTGATGAAGTTGTTGATTCAGAACTTGATGAAGCGAAAGAATCGGTAAAAAGCTTGTTGCAAAACATGACAAAAGCCGATGCTCGCAAGTCAATAACAAAGCGAGATGCCATCCTTATGATAAATAAAGGAATTGGTGAATTATTAAAAGTTAAAAAAACATTAAGAAGATAATTTAATTTTATGTTAAAAAACAAAAATGAGGTTGTAGAGAATGCAGAAGTAGTTGAAACAAACGAAAATGCAGAAGTTAATCAAGAAACTGTAAATGAGATTGTTGCAGAAGCGGTTGCACAATCAACAGAAGCAGTTGCAGAGGCGGTTGTTAATAAATTTTTAGGAAAATTAGCAACAGCAAAGAAATCAGTTGATGCCACAGCTAAAAGTGTTGAAAGAGGTGCAGAAACTCGTGCATTCCTTAAAGCACTTGCAACAGGTGATCGCACTCATTTCAAAGGAATGAATGCAACAAATGATGGTGATGGTGCTTATAC